GGTGGCGTCCGTCCGCGACAACCGCCCCGCGCAGGAGCGGCAAGGCGTGCGGACCTACGAGATCGTTTCGAGCAAGTCGCCCTACAAGCGGCCCGACGTGGCGACCGACGAAGGCCGGGCGGTGGTCCTCGAAACGGTGGATGCGCTCGCGGAGGTCTTCATCGGGCGCATGGCCGCGTTCCGCTCGACCACGGTGGAGAACGTGGAGCAGAATTTCGGCCAAGGCAAGACACTCATCGCCAGCCGCGCGGTGGCGGCGGGCATGGCCGACGAGATCGGCAGTTTCGAGCCGCTGGTGGCACGTCTGGCGGCAGGATCCTCGCCACGTGCCGTGTTCATTTCAACCGAAAAGGAGACAAGTATGGACAATCCGACCCCTGTCACGCCGCCGGCGGCGAACGCGGGCATCATCACCGTCACCACGGCCCCGGTCACCGTCCCGGCTGCGCCGCCGCCCGTCAACGAACGCGAGCGCATCGCCGCCATCCTGAACGCGCCCGAAGCCGAAGGTCGCGAGCAGCTGGCCCACCACCTCGCGCTCTCGACCGACATGACGCCCGAAGCCGCCCGCGCCATCCTGGCGGCGTCCCCGAAGGCCGCGCCCGCAGCTGCGGCGCCGCCCGCGCCCAACCCGCTGGCCGAAGAGATGGCCCGCCTGAAGAACCCCAGCGTCGGCATCAGAGGTCCCGACGTAGATGATTCCCCGTCGGCGGAAGCCGCCCGCGTGCTGGCGTTCGTGCCGCAGGGCCGCAAACGCACGGCTTAATTCTCGAAAGGAGCTATAACGCACATGGGATCGACCTATAACCCCATCGGACAAGCCAGCTTTTCCAGCCAGTCGTTCTCCTACTCGCCGCTTCTGAGCGACGGCGACGACGTGGTGAGCCGCAGTGCCAGCATCGCGTCCGGAACCGCCGTCTACAAGCGCGGGACGATCATGAAGTACGACCCGGCCACCGGAGCGGTCGCCGCGGCCGCCGCCGCCACCGACTGCAACTGTATCCTGGTGAACGACGTGGACACCAACCTCGGAGCCCAGAACGTGACCATCTACGTCGGCGGCAAGTTCAAGGCCGACGCCGTGATCTGGCCCGCATCCCTGTCGCACAGCGCCGTCTCCGACAACCTCCGCAACTTCGACATCCAAATCGAGAGCGTGGTCTTCACAGATGGCACGCTGGTGAAGTCCGCGCCCAGCCCTGCGGAGCAAGCCGCCGCCGAAGCCGCCGTCGCCGCCAACGTGGCGGCGTCCACCTCGACCACCACCACGCCCGCGCCAGAAGCCACTGCCGCGCCCAGCGACAGCCTGTGGCCCTACCTGACGCCGGAGCAGCAGCAGAACCAGCCGCAGCTGGCGAACCAGCCGGACGCGACCACGAGCACTACCACGCCCGACCCGACGACCTCGGTGTAGCGATTCGCATCGGAAGCGCCGCACGCCGGGTCTGGCGACGACCCCGCGTGCGGCAAACCCGCAACAATTCAGCCCGCCGAAGGAAGAGTCATGACCCATGGCCGACCTGTTTTCGACGGACACCCTCAACCGGGTTGTCGCCAGCCTGCTGGGTGATCCGCAATTCCTGCTCGACCGCTTCTTCCCGATCACACAATCCGAAACGACGGAAGAGATCCACTTCGACACGCTCGACGGCAAGCGCCGCATCACGCCGTTCGTGAGCCCGCTGGTCGAAGGCCAGATCGTCGCCTCCCTCAACTTCAAGACCTCGACGTTCAAGCCTGCCTACGTAAAGGACAAACGGGTCTTCGACATGAACCGCCCGCTCAAGAGGTATCCCGGCGAGCCCATCGGCGGCAATCTGAGCCCGGCGGATCGCATGCGGGCCATGGTCGCCCGCGACATGCAGGACCAGCTGACGATGCTGAACCGCCGCCTGGAGGTGATGGCGGGCGAAGTCCTGACCACGGGCAAGTCGACCATCTCGGGAGACAAGTACCCGACCGTGGTGATCGACTTCGGACGCGCGGCCGGCAACACGATCACTGCCTCCACGCTGTGGAGCGTCACCACCTCCAACCCGCTCGATGACCTCCAGGACTGGTCCCAGCTGGTGCTTCAGCTGACCGGGACCGTGCCCGTCGACGTGGTGATGACGGTCGATGTCTGGAAGGTCTTCCGCAACAACCAGAACATCAAGGACCGCCTCAACCTGTACCGCGCCATCGGTGCGCCGCCCTCGGCGCAACTGGAAGCGCAGGTCACCGAAGGCGGGCAGTTCTTCGGCACCATCGACGGCTTCAACCTGTACGTGTACGCGGGCTGGTACGTCGATCCCGCCGACGGCGTCGAGAAGCCGATCCTGCCGGCGGGCACCGTGATCCTCTCCTCGCCGCAGTTGGAGGGCACGCGGGCCTACGGCGCGATCCGCGACGAGCAGGCTGGAATCCAGGCGCTGCCGTACTTCGTGAAGTCCTGGACCGAAGAGGACCCCAGCGTGCGCTTCCTGATGATGCAGTCCGCGCCGCTGGTGGTGCCGTACCGACCGAACGCTTCGTTCAAAGCCAAGGTGCTATGAGCCCGTTCGCCAGTCCGTTCGCTCGCATGTTCGCCACTTTGTCTGCGCGGCCTTCGGCGGGACGCGCAGCGAATCCCCGCATGGGCGCGATTTCCGGTCTGTCGCCAACTGCCGGAAGTCGCGCGGCGGGCGATCCGCCACCCGGCTTCGTGAACAACTTCACGAGCATTCACGTGCCGATGCTCTGGCAGGCGCTCACTCAGGAGTTCCCGTGCCAGGTCGACTACTGGATCGACGGCGACTCTGCGCAGTCGCAGCCGCTGATCATCATCTGGAAGGAAGGCGCGGAAGACGAAGAACTCTCACCGGGCCGCTACTCGCACGCTCTGGTGAACGACAACGACCTTCCGCGGCCGCCCATGCTGGGCGACGTGGTGTCGGCGGATGGCGTGACCTACGACGTAGTGCGCGTCGACGCCTACGCCTACAAGTGCAGCACCATCGTGCTGCAGAGCCAGCTGGGAGGCCGGTAGATGAACGTGAAGGTTAAGGTGAAGCAGACGGGCCGCATCAGGGCTCCGCGCCTCGACAACGGCCAGCTGACCCTGATCGGCAACCGGATGGTCGCCACGCAGAAGACCCGCTGGGCCAAAGGCGTGGACGCATCCGGCAACGCGGCCAAACCGCTCTCGAAGAAGTACACCTTCATCAAGAAGAAATACCGGGGCGTCAACCGCCCCATCCGCGACAACCAGATGACCGGAGTCCTGGTCGCCAACTTTACCCTGCGCAAGGCCATCGACAACCAGATCCGCGCCGAAAACACCTCGCGTGCGGGCCGGGCGCATGCCAACCGGGCGCAGGGCTTTGACGAAATGATCGGCTTCTCCGGGCCCGATCAGGTGGATCTGTTTCGCTCCGTCCAGGCCGAATACGGCAACTGGGCAAAGAAGGCATGGTTCCAGATCAATGCTTAGCTACATCGACCTGACGAACGCGATGGTGGCAATGCTGCAGGCCATCCCGCAGCTGGTGGCGGATCTCGCCAATCAATCGCCGGATTCGATCATCGGCTACATCGACGTGCAGCCCACCCGGAACACGGTCGCGGCGGCGATCTACAGCCAGCCGCCGGGCACGGTGATCGTGGTCTGGGACGAGACGATGCTCACCGAAGGCGAGATGTCGATGTGGCTGCACCGCGTGAAGTTCTATTTGCGTGCGCAGCGGGACCAGTCGGTTTACACGCTCATCGAGGACATCATGAACGGCGCCCCCGTTCCCGGTGATGGGCAGCGGTGGCGTTACTGTCCCGTGATGGCTGGCTTGGATCCGACACAGGTGATGCGAATTGCCCGCGAAACCGACCCGGAGCAGATCGACATCATCGTCATCGAAACGGAAACGAAGGAAACAGGAGACGCATAAATATGGCAACGACACCTACGCCGCTGGTCACCACGTCCTGCCCGGCGAACGTGCGCGAGACGAAGATCGCGTTCGGCTTCAAGCCGCAGGCCGACCTGCCGACGGAGAACCTGCCGCCGGAAATGTGGAGCCTGACGAAGACCAACACCGCGCTGATGACGGTGACGCCGACCAATGAAACCGACGCCAATGACATCGGCAAAGGCGACGAATTCCCGACGCAGACGTTCCCCACCAGCATCGATGCGGCGGTGCCCATCGAGAAGTACTGCAGTTCGGAATTCATGGCGTGGCTGTTCTGCTTCACCACGGGCAAGGCGACGAAGACTCCCGCCGGCACCGGGTTCACCTACGCCGCGGTGCCGTCCGATCCGGTGCTGAACTGCATCAACCTGCCGCCGTTCACTTACGCGGAGCAGATCCGCACGCCGCCCGATTCGGTGATCGACCGCGCCGCCATCGGCATGGTAGTCAACGACTGGACGCTCACCATGGAGTCGGGACCTGGCCGCGCCAACTGCCGGGTCGCGGTGAACTGCGTGGGCACGGGCAAGAGCCTGCAGCCCAGCGGCATCACGCCATGGCCCGCCGTGACGGCGGAGAACTTCCTGAACGCCGCGAGCGCAGCCATCAACATCGTCGGCATCGACTACGTGCTCTCCGCGAGCTTCATCTCGCTCGAGTTCCGCTGGAACAACAACGTGCGCCTGCCCAGCGGCCTGTATCCGGGCAGCGGCACGCAGAATGGCTACGCCGTTCGCGGACGCATGGAATACGGCAACCGCGAGTGCAGCCTGTCGTTCGTCGCCCGCGCCGCCAAGGGCTCGCCCGAATACGCCGCGCTGATGACGCAGCCGCCGACGGAGGGCCCGGTCACGGTCAGCACCGCAGGCGCTCTGATCGGACTGGGGCCGTCGAAGCACGGATTCACCATCAGCTTCCCGCGTGCCGTATTCACTGCCGTGGCCAACGGCGATGCCGACGGCATCGTGACCGTCAACTGCACCGTTACGGGCCTGAAGCCTACATCGGGCGACTACATCACGATGTCGGCAACGACGGAGCAGGACGGCATCCTCGGCCTGTAGAAAGGAGTCCTGCGATGGCTCTCATGGTCAACATTTTCGTGGTGCTGGGCACGCTCTGCTTCCTGATCGGCACCATCAACGTCCAGGTCCCCGCTGGCAGACAGATCAACTGGGTGTCGGCAGGACTGGCTCTGCTAACGCTGGCGTGGCTCGTCAGCGCGAAAGGTTGAAATGTTCGATACTACCGCCGAAATCGAACTCGCAATGCGCCTGGAAAGCGGCGCGAAATCCGTTCTGGTTCGGTGGCCCTCCGATGAGGAGTGGGCCGAACGCTCGAGGAAACGCAAAATCATCATCCAGCGGCTCGGCCGCGGCGTCACCGAAACGAAGCCGCCGGAGCCCGGCGATGCGGACCTGGCGCTCTATGGCAAGATCGCGCTCAACGGCACGCCGCCGCTCACCAAAGGCGAAGCGTTCCAGGTCGCGGAAACGCTCTCGACATGCACCGTCACCAACGTCGAAATCGAAGGCGACGACGCCACCGTGGACCTGACCGTCCTGACCGGCCCGGTGAAGCACAGGCTAAAAGTTCCCAGCGCCGATCAGGTGGTCGCGTTCCGCCGCTCCGGCTTCCGCATCCTCGACCAGCCCTTCAACAGGCAGGAGATCACGCTGTTCCTCGATCCCGGCGGCAAGCTGTGGGACGCCTGCGGAGGGAAAGGCGACGACTATCAGGGCCCGGTGCCGATCATCCACAAGGACATCGCCATCCGTGCCGTGATCGACTTCATCGAGCGCAATCTGGGGCCGCAAAGTGGCGATTCAAATTTTTAATCGGCGGGGACTGGCCGGAGCAGCCTTCGCCCCGCTTTGTCTTCCATCGGATGTTGCGCCGCCGGGACCTGTGTCCGGGCCCTCCGGAGTGCCCTTCAGTTCTGATGCTGGAGCCGCTCGCCGGGCCTACCGCACTGCCGTGCGAGGGTTGTCCGGAGCAGGCCCTGTCCGACTATTTGGGGTCGCCTGGAGGGCAGCTGATATCAGCCGTGATCGATCTGGACTACGCCCTCCAGGCGGGGGTGGCAGTACGTCTGGATGAGATCCCTTACACGGCGTTCGTTCTGTTGCGCCAGCTTTCAGAGGAGCGCGATAAGTTCCAGGCCGAAGAGATACGGAAGCAGAACAAATCCTGATAACCCATGGCGACGAATCGTATCTACATCCAGGTCGACTTTCAATCGCAGGCCGCGGAACAGAGCATCAACACGCTCAACCAGCAGATCAAGCAGATCGGCACCAACTCCGCGCAGACCACGCAGGTCGCCACTGGCGGCGTGAAGGGCTTTTCGCTCGCCATCGATCAGGCGACCAACTCGGCGAATTCACTGGCGCAGGCCTTGACGGGCATGGGCCTCGCGAAAGTCGCGCAGGAACTGCTCCGCGTCGGCGAGGAGATGCAGCGGCTGAACTTCGCGTTCGGTCGGATGCAGGGTGGCGCGGAAGCCATGCAGGAGATGGAGGAACGAGCCCGCGCGACCACCTTCGGCCTGCGAGACATGGCGCAAGGCGTCAACGAACTCGTGAAGGCCGGGTACAACCTGAAAGACGCCACGAGGCTGATGAAAATCCTGCAGGATCAGACGGCGGCGACGGCAAGCTCGCAGGAAGACTTGGCGCGGGTAACGGCGGCACTCGCCAACGTCGAGGCCCGCG